TAGATGGAGTAAGAGGATAATGAAATATTTATTACAACTATTATTAATACTATCTATGTCTAGTCTATGGGCAGGAGACAATGATATTTACCTGACTCAATCAGGTGGAGGAGCGTTTAATCTAACGATTGACCAAATTGGAAATACGAACAAAGTTGGTACTTCAAGCACAAGGTCAACCTTTGCAGGTGCTTCAATAACTGCTGATATAAAGCAACAAGGTAATACTAATACTTTGGCTAATGCCATCGCTCAAGCAGCAAGTTCTTCATGGACTATGTACCAAATCGGAGACTCGAATACGTCAACAATAACCGCTGGTGGAAGTGGTGCTGTAACAAGCTCTGACTTTGACTACAGTGCAACAGGTAATACTAACGTATTGACTTGGTTGCAAGGTAGTTCAAGCGCAGCAACTGGCGGTAACTTTGATGCCGTTATAACTGGTAATACCAATGATTTAAACATCAGAAGTGAGGTTATAGGTGCTGTAAATAATTGGACGATTGACGGCAACAGCAATGATATAGACGTGACTCAGATTGGAACTGATGATAAATCAATAACGGCTAGTATAACTGGTGATAATAACAATATAGACATTGACCAAACCACAAGTGCATCAGGTGTAACGGACACAATTAACATAGTGGCTGCAAGCACCTCTGGCGTGATAAATATAGACCAGTGCACTACTGGTTGCTAATAGGGTTAATATCTAGTTCTTTATATGCGGATATAGGTTCTATATCTGAACTGCGTGGCAATGGAGAGGTGTTACGCAATCAAAACGGAGATAAGCTATTAGCTGAACTATCTCTAGGCATACTCAGTAATGATGATGTGCGTACTGGTAATGGTCGTATGGCTATACAGTTCTTAGATGATTCTGTTATTAAACTTACAGAAAGGTCTAGGATTGTAGTAGATGAGTATATTTACGATCCTAACCCCAGCAAATCGAAACTTGCTCTTAGAATGGCAAGTGGCACAGCTAGATTCATTACAGGTAAGTTAGGCAAGATAGACAAAAAGAATGTTTCCATAGTGACACCCTCCGCCACCGTTTCCGTTTTAGGGACTGATTTCACCACGACTGTGGACGAAATTGGTAGAAGTTTAGTCATTCTCCTACCAGATGAGGATGGCAATAGTTCAGGAATAATAACCGTAGAAACAGCAGCTGGCATAGAAATACTCGATAAACCGTTCCAAGCAACCATGGTAAGTGTTGCAGAAGCCCCACCAACCAAGCCAGTTACTTTAGTCAACATGACTTTAGGGTTAATCAATAACTTACTCATAATTAACCCTCCTAGTGAAGTACAAGAAGCAGTAGATGAACAGAACACCAAAAGCAACAATGTTCTTGATGTAGACTTTCTTGAAGAAAACTTCGATGAAGATGAGTTAGAAGAGGATGAGCTTGCTATAGACAGATTATCCATTGATCTTCTTTCTGTAGATTTTTTAATTGATCTACTAGCCTTTATAGAAGGTGAAGAAAAAGTTTCAAAGATAGGGGACGTAACAATAGAAGGAATAACCGCTGGTTATGATGCAAAAGCTCAAACCTACTCTTTTGTAGACGGCGAGATGTTAACCTTTTACAGAAGCGTAGAGAATACGATAGACTTACAGATAGAAAAGAGGAGTGCTTACAATATACAGATTTTATCTGCTGGTAAATTTATAGACATAACGGTGAACGGAGGAGGAGATGGTACGATTATTATTAATCAGTCTGATTAGTTTCAGTTGTATTATAAATGCTGGTAATAATACAACCACTGTCCAACAAAAGGGCAATGACTCTGTTATCAACATAAAACAAGTAGGATATACAAACAATGCCACAGTTTACTGTGGTTTAAGCAACGGAGTGTACCAAACCCATACTTGTACTAGGGCGACCATCAATTTAAACACCACAGGCTCAGGAAATACGACTAAAGCATATTCTCAGTGGTCTAATCATTCAGATAACACTTTTAATATAACTCAAGATGGGGATAACAATTATGGGTATCTTGACCTAGACCAAGATGATAATACAGGAACTATTACACAAACAGGTGACGATAATCATGGTGAGATATTGATGGCGGGAGATGATACTACCTATTCAATATCACAAACTGGAAATAACAAGTACGCTAAGATTCTTGCGTTTGGTGATGACGCTACAAGCACAATAACACAATCAGGAACAGGACAACATAACGCTTACATCTATAACTATAATCGTGCTGATGGTAATACCACAACGATTACACAATCAGGTTCAGGAGACCATGATGCAGATGTTTTTTGGTATTCAGACGCAGATGACGGAACAGCGTCTATAAATCAATCAGGTTCAGGAGATCATACAGCTAGGCTCAATTTCTATAAAGACGATTACAACGTAGCAGTAACTCAAAGCGGATCAACAGATAAATCTTTCACAGCGACCTATAACTGCGTAACAAACTGCACTAAGACTTTAACCATTACTCAATATGATTAAACACTTAATACCTTTAGTTCTTTTAGTTCTATTGGGTATGCCTTTAGTTTATCAATCTACACCAACCGAAATATTAAAACTTAAAACCTTTGATGCCCTGATACCAGAACAACAAGAAAGTGGTTATTTTACTGTACTTAACATTACTGATGATGATATAAATAATGAAGGTGGCTATCCGTTACCAAGACAACGGCTCGCTGAATTACACGCACAGATAATGAATAGAGGAGCAATAGGTGTCGGTTGGGTGGTCACCTTTCCTAACGCTGGTAGGTTTAGTGAAACAGGCGATGAGTCATTTGCACATGTTCTTTCACAAACACCTACAGTTCTTGCTATGTTTGAGAACGACAAAGGCATTTATCCAAAGACTACTGGAACCGTAATAATGGGACCTGATGTTGGTGGAACAGTAGCTACAGGTGTAACCCAGAACATACCATTACTGGCTAATAATGCCAGTCAAGGAATAGCGGTAGCCAGACCTGAAGTAGACTCGTTAGTTAGAAGATTGCCACTGTTATTAAGAACACCAGACGGATGGGTGCCAGCTTTTGGAACAGAAGTCTTGAAGATTTTAGCTGGTGCGGACACATACCTTATAAAAACTAATGATGTAGGTATAGAAGAAATACGAGTTAAAGGATTGCCACCAGTAAAAACTGACTCTTTAGGTCGTAAATGGATAAGTTTTGTTAATACTCCACAGACAAACTTGGCAGAGATGAATGTTGAAGGTCGTTTTGTCTTTGTTGGCTTTACAGCCAAAGGCATCATGCCACAACTTAGTACCCCAGTTGGTTACCTAGAACCACACAAGATACAAACAGCCCTTGCCGAGTCTATTCTTATAGAAAACAGCCCCTATGTGCCAGATTACGCACCAGCGGTTGAGTTAATCATTTTATTGGCTTCAATGTGCTTAATTTGGCTTATATTGAATGTTTTTGGTATAACCCTTGGTATTACCCTCGGAACCACAATAATGTCTTTAACGGCTTATTATGGCTTCTGGACAATTCAACAAGGTGTATTGGTTGATGTTACTTGGGCTCTAATATCACAGTTTATTACTGGTTCTACGGCTTTTTACCTAAGATTTAGAGAACAATACAAGGCTAGACAGCTTATAAAACAGCAATTTGGCAAGTATTTAGACCCAAGAATGGTCAAAAAGCTCCAGAAAAACCCTGAATTATGTCAAATTAACGGTTCTAGGGTCGATTGTTCGATAATTTTTACTGATTTAAGGGGTTTTACGAGCCTTTCTGAGTCAGTTGAGCCAGAAATGGTTACTTATATTATGAATAATGTTTTGGATGTACAGGTAAAAGCTGTTAATAAATTTCAGGGTGTTACGGATAAATTTATTGGAGATGCTGGAATGTTTCATTTTAATACAATTATTCCACAGCCTGACCACCACGATTTAGCTTTATCAGCTGCACAAGAAATAGAAAAGAACATAGATGAGCTTAACAAACGTCTTAAAGAAGAAGGTATACCAGAAATTGCCATCGGTATAGGCGTAAACAGTGGCGTGTGTATAGCTGGAAATTTTGGAGCTACAGATAGGTTCTCTTTTAGTCTTATTGGTGACCCGTGTAATGTAGCAGCTAGACTTGAGAGCGGGACTAAAGAAGCTGGAGTTGGAGTTTTAATTGGTGAAGAAACTGCACAAAATTGTAAATATGTGTTAAAGTCTCTAAAACCCTTAGCTGTAAAAGGCAAGGCTGAACCATTAAAAGTTTTTACATGGACATGATATGAGTAAAATTTTATTCGGCGTTATAGTTGTACTAGGTCTATCAACGCTTCTTTTATGGTATCAGAACGCACAATTAGTTGAGCTTAATCAGGCATTTGAATTGAGAGACAAAGAACAAAAAGAAGCAATCAACTCTTTACAGCAAGACTTTGAATTACAAACACAAGGGCTTAAAGAATTGCAGAAAAAGAGCAACGAAGCACAGCTAGAGATGAATCGTTATTTAGATATATTTAAAAGACACAATCTAACCAAGTTGGCAAACGCAAAACCTAATTTAATAGAAACAAGGGCAAATAATGGAACAAAGAAAGTTTTTGATAGCATTGAAGAAATCAGTAGGGTTGTTGACAATCTTGATGATGGTTTGCAGTTGCAGTCTTCTACCGAGTAAAAGAACTGTAGACATAGTTACGAAACCTTTAGAGCGTAACATTGCACAACCTGTTATGCCCAGAGAGATTGATCTTAAAGAGCCTCATTGGTATGTGGTTTCTTCAAAAAATATAGATGAATTTTTAGCAAGAGTAGAAAAGGAGCAAGGTCAATTAGTATTTTTTGCAATGTCTGTACCCGATTACGAACTTATGTCCTACAACATGCAAGAATTAAAGCGGTATATCACAGAACTACACGAAGTAGTCGTTTATTACAAAAAAGTAACTACAAAAAATACGGAGAAAGAATGAACATATCACAAGATGGCATAGCATTAATAAAACGATTTGAAGGCTGTAAGTTAGAGGCTTATTTAGATTCAGTAGACGTTCCAACTATAGCTTGGGGCAGAACCAAGAATGTAAAAATAGGAGATACATGCACACAAGAACAAGCAGATTCTTGGCTACATGAAGAATTAAAAGAATACGAAGGTTATGTTAATGACTTGGTTGATGTTCCTTTAGAGCAGTGTATGTTCGATTCTTTGGTGGCATGGTGTTATAACCTTGGACCAACCAATTTAAAAAACAGTACGTTACTCAAAGTGCTGAATGAAGAAAAATACTCAGAAGTACCTCAACAGATTAAACGCTGGAATAAGGCTGGTGGACAGACTTTGAAAGGGTTGATAAGAAGGCGAGAAGCAGAAGCACTTTTATTTGAAAATAAAGAATGGTTAGAGGTTTAAATCAATGAAATGCCTTATACTTAGCGTAAGTGCTACTCCATTAGCACTAGGGCTAGGTAGTACCAATGTATGTCACTATCAAGCTACCTAGTCCGCTTTTGAAGATATGAAGAATGTATCGATAAAAGATTTTGATATTTTGTCTGAGCAAGACAAAACAGAAGCTCTGGCTTTATTGAACCGTTATGAACAAATAGATAAGCAGTCTAATTGTCATGTAGATTTTTTATCTTTTGTTAAACACATGTGGGGCGATACTTTTATTGAAGGTCGTCATCACAAGATTATTGCTGATAAATTCAATCGTATATCTCAAGGTAAACTAAAAAGACTAATCGTTTGCTTGCCTCCCAGACACTCTAAATCAGAATTTGCTTCAACCTTTTTTCCAGCTTGGATGATGGGCTTAAATGGTGCTTTGAAGATAATACAATGTACACACACGGCAGAATTAGCTGTGCGATTTGGTCGAAAAGTAAGGAACCTAATTGATAGTGAAGATTTTAAGTTTATTTTCCCTAACCTAAAGCTACAAGCAGACAACAAAAGTGCTGGTAGATGGACAACAAATGAAGAAGGTGAGTCTTTCTATGCTGGAGTAGGCGGTGCCATTACAGGTCGTGGTGCTGATTTATTGATTATTGATGACCCTCATTCTGAGCAAGACGCTCTTTCGCCTAAAGCATTAGATACCGCTTATGAATGGTATACATCAGGTCCTAGACAGAGATTACAACCGGGAGGAACCATAGTCATAGTAATGACTCGTTGGAGTACCAAAGACTTGGTAGGTAAGGTATTAAAGAAACAAGGAGAAGAGAACGCAGACCAGTGGGAAGTTGTTGAGTTTCCAGCAATTATGCCAGAGACAGACAAGCCATTATGGGGTGAGTTTTGGAAAAAAGAAGAATTGCTTAGTGTTAAAGCATCGCTTCCAGTAGCCAAATGGAACTCACAATGGATGCAAAACCCTACAGCTGAAGAAGGTTCAATAGTAAAAAGAGAGTGGTGGAGGAAGTGGAACGGAGAAAGCGTACCAGAATATGATTATGTTATACAAAGTTATGATACTGCGTTTTCTAAGAAAGAGACTGCTGATTATTCTGCAATAACAACTTGGGCTATCTTTATAGACGAAGAGAACGACACGCCAAATATAATTTTATTAGATGCAAAAAGAGTTCGTGTGGACTTTCCTGAGCTAAAACGTCTAGCCTTTGATGAGTATAAGTATTGGGAACCAGACTGTATATTAATAGAAGCCAAGGCATCAGGAACGCCTCTTACACAGGAATTAAGGCGCATGGGAATACCAGTAACTGCTTATTCTCCAAGCAGAGGACAAGACAAGGTTGCTAGGATGAATAGTGTTGCACCAATATTTGAATCTGGAATGGTTTGGATGCCAGAAGAAACTTTTGCAGAAGAAGTAGTTGAAGAGATGGCTAGTTTTCCTTATGGTGACAACGATGACTATTGTGATAGCGCAACTATGGCTTTAATGCGCTTTAGACAGGGTGGCTTTCTGTCATTAAAAGAAGACTACCAAGATGAGGTACAATTACTAAAAAAGGACAGGACGGTTTATTATTAATGCGAATATGGGTAACCTCTTTTGTTTGGGATGGCATAGAATATGTGGGACCTAGAATTTATGCTAAAACAAAAGAAACTGCATTGGCAGTGGCAGAGTTTGAGGGACTGGTACTTGAGGGAGAGCTCGTTGGATTTATACCAGTTGAAGATTTAGATGAACCAGAAGAGACAACTGATAAAATAATGTTACACTAGGATTTGATATGGCAATAGAAAGAGTATTAGGAACAGAAACTGATCCAGATATAGTAGATTTAGATACATCTGTTGAAGTTATACCAGAACCATCAAGGCAAGACCAAATAAGAGAAGCTGCTAATATTTTGGTTCAAGATGAACAAGTCTTCACCGAAGAAGAATTAATGCAAGAACCAGAACAAGACCAAGATTCCTTTTTTGATAACTTGGCTGAATTTGTAGAAGAAGACGAATTAAACAAACTGGCTTCTAACTTGATAGACTCTATAAAGAACGATTTAGAGTCAAGAAGCGAGTGGGAAAAGACTTATAAAGACGGTCTTCAATATCTAGGTATGAAGTTTGATGAAAGTCGCTCTCAGCCATTTCAAGGTTCCAGTGGTGTTATTCACCCAATTTTGGCAGAAGCCGTTACCCAGTTCCAAGGTCAGGCATATAAGGAGCTACTACCAACTAAAGGACCTGTTAAAACTCAGATAATCGGTCAAAGAACCGCAGCAACAGAATCACAAGCAGAAAGAGTGCAAGAGTTTATGAACTATTACATATTAAATGTAATGGAAGATTATGACCCAGAGCTAGACCAAATGTTGTTTTATTTACCTTTAGCGGGTTCAGCTTTTAAGAAAATTTACTTTGATTTCGTTTTAAATAGAGCTGTATCTAAATTTATACCACCAGAAGATTTAATAGTTCCTTACGAAGCTCCTGACATATCTACAGCTGAAAGGGTGACGCATGTTATTAGCATGTCAAGGAATGAAGTTAAAAAACAACAATTAACTGGTTTTTATGCAGACGTAGAAATTCCAGAAGAATCTTATGAAGATCGTGACGATGTAACTGAAGAAATAGACGAAATTCAAGGAATATCGCCGAGTTACACAGAAGATCGTAACCGTACTATATACGAAATACACACAATACTTGATTTAGAGGGCTATGAAGATGTAGATGCAGAGGGAGTTCCAACTGGACTGAAGTTGCCTTACATAGTAACCATAGACAAACAATCAAGCACAGTCTTGTCAATTAGGCGTAATTTTAACCCACAAGACGTTTCAAAAAATAAGATTAACTATTTTGTGCAATATAAGTTCTTACCGGGGTTAGGATTCTACGGCTTAGGCTTGTCGCACATGATAGGAGGTCTTTCTAAGGCAACAACATCTATTCTAAGACAGCTCATTGATGCTGGTACTTTGGCTAACTTACCAGCTGGCTTTAAAGCTAGAGGTATGCGTATAAGAGACGAAGCCGATCCATTGCAACCGGGTGAATTTAGAGATATAGACACTACAGGCGGGTCATTAAGAGAAAACCTCATACCATTACCGATTAAAGAACCAAGTAATGTATTGATGCAACTTTTAGCCATATTGGTTGATTCAGGAAAGCGTTTTGCAGCTATATCAGACATGAATGTTGGCGATATGAACCAAGCCATGCCTGTAGGCACCACAGTGGCGTTATTAGAGCGTGGCACTAAGGTTATGAGCGCCATACATAAGCGTTTACATTATGCACAAAGGTTAGAATTTAATCTTTTAGCTAAAGTGTTTGCAGACTATCTACCTCCTACTTATGACTATGAAACAGGTTCAGGACCTAGAGATATTAAACTTAGTGATTTTGATGAGCGTGTCGATATTATTCCTGTATCTGACCCAAACATATTCTCACAAAGCCAAAGAATAACCATGGCACAAGAGCTGTTACAAATGGTTCAGTCTAACCCACAAGTGCATGGACCTACTGGTATATATGAAGCCTACAGCAGAATGTACAGTGCATTAGGAGTTGATAATATTGAGTCTTTGTTACAACCTCCACCAGACATGACTCCAAAGCCTGTAGATGCGGGCTTAGAAAATAGTGGTTTGTTGTTAGGACAGCCAGCTCAAGCATTTGAACAACAGAACCATGAGGCGCACATAGAAGCGCATCAAAGTCTATTTTTAACGAAAGTTGTGAAAGAGAATCCACAAATACAATCTTTAATAATAAGTCATGTTATGCAACATATTCAGTTCTTTGCAAGTCAGCTGGCACAACAGCAAATGCCTCCTGAATTACAACAAAGAATAGCTGCCTTACAACAACAAATGCAACAAGTTACTCCAGAACAGGCGCAACAAATACAGCAAGAACTACAGATGATGATGGATCAAATGAGCTCACCCATATTGGCTGAACTAACCAATCAATTCTTGTCCTCAATAGGACAATCCGATGAGACTGATCCTTTGGTTGCAATAAGACAACAAGAATTAGCCCTAAAAGACAAAGAACTGGATATGGACGCAGAACAGTTCGAGTTAAAACAACAGGCTATGTCCGATAATGCAATGGTTGATGCACAACTACAACAAAGACGTTTAGATGTACAAAAAACTATTGCTGATGATAAACTTCAAGTGGCTTTAGATAGATTGCAACAGCAAGCTGAATTTAAGTTGCTGGAGTTAGAACAAAAAATGCGAGGAAATTAATATGACTACATCTTATGTAAGAGAAGCAATGAAAAAATTGCGAGAAGAAAAGAAACTGGCGAGACAGGCTGAGATTAAAGAAGCAGAAGCTAAAGCTCTTGAAGAAGAGAAAAGAAAAAAGGCTTCTGACAAAAGAATAGCAGCAAAGCAAGCTATTATCGATGCTGGCGGAGTTGTACCTAACCCTGAACCTGTTGTTGCTGAAGTGAATAAAGTTGAGGTTGTAGAAGAGGTTGTGGTAGAAGAAGAACCGAAAAAGAAAAAGGCTACAAAAAAAGTAGCCCCTAAGAAGAAAGCAACTAAACCCGCTCCTAAGAAAAGAGGAAGACCAGCGGGCTCTAAAAAGAAGAAATAAAATGCCAAAAGTAGGAAGTAAACATTACTCTTATACGCCCAAAGGAATAGCTATGGCTAAGAACGCTGCTAAAAAGAAAGGCGTTAAAGTGCAGTATAAAAACAAAGGTGGCAAGGTAGTTAAGTGTCGTGGTGGCGGAGCTGCCACACAAGGCTTAGAGTTTAAGATGAAGACGTAATGGATTCTATTGATTTTGCAGAAAAGCTAGGAAAGGAGCTTAAAAAAAAGGAAGATCAAGTTGCAGAAACTTATATGTCTGGAGCTTTGAAAGATATAGAACACCATAAATACTTGCAAGGACAACTAGAAGCTATATACTTTATACAAGATTTTATAAAAAATTACTTTAAGGTAGACAATGAGTGAAATTGAAATAGCAAAAAATCCGAAGGATTTGGTTGATTTATCTTCTGCGTATGTAAATCCAGAAGAGGTCGTATTAGACCCTACAAAATTAGATGCTAGTGCTTTAGATCGTATGCCTCAACCAACAGGTTGGAAAATCTTAGTGCTTCCTTATCGTGGTAAGGGTGTTACGAAGGGCGGAATTGTTTTAACAAAAGAAGCGGTTGATAAAGAATCACTGGCGACAGTAGTTGCTTATGTGGTTAAAAAGGGACCACTTTGTTATGGCGATGAAGCAAAATATGGAGCTCCTTGGTGCGAAGAGAAGCAGTGGGTACTTATTGGAAGGTACGCTGGAGCTAGGTTTAAATTAGATGATGGTGCGGAAGTTAGAATCATTAATGACGATGAAGTTATAGGTACGATTTCTAATCCAGATGACATAGTGAGTTTATAATGAGTGAAAATCAAACAGAAATGGTTGAAGAACAAGAGTTAGACATACAAGTTGTTGAAGATGTTGAAGAAAAACCCGTTGATAACGAGGTTAAATCTGATGACGAATTAGATAAATATACTAAAAGTGTTTCTAAAAGAATCAACAAACTAAATGCAAGAACTAGAGAAGCTGAAGAAAAAGCAGCTTTATTACAGCAAACTTTAGCAGAAAAAGAACAAGAAGCTGCTCTTTACAAGAATGACTGGAACCAGACCAGAAATCAGCTTATGCAAGCTGAAGAGCAGTCTCTACAAGCAAAAGAACAACAGGCTGATGACCTTTATAAGAAGGCAGTGGAATCTGGTGATGCTGAACTGATGTCAAAAGCAGATACGCTAAAAAGTGATCTTTCTATACAGAAAGAGAAGGTCAGGTTAGCAAAAAACAGAAGAGATGCTGAACAGGCACAACTTGCTCAACAGCCAGTGTACCAGCAACAGCAAGTACAACAGCAACAAGTTGATCCTACGCCTGAAGCCTTAGATTGGGCTAGTAGCAATAAATGGTATGGTGACGATACTGACAACACGAACAAAGAAGCAACACAGTTTGCTTATTTCACACACTTTAATCTCGTTAATGAGGGCTATGAGCCTGATTCTGACGATTATTATAGTGAGTTGAATACAAGAGTTTTTAAAGTTTACCCTGATTTGGGTACTTCAAAAAAAGCCGAAGAAAATGATGAAAGACCCGCTGTGCAAAGAGTCGCATCAGCTTCCGTAGGAAGTAGGCAAAAAACACAAGGCAAGAATAACGGCGTGACTTTTTCTAAGTCTGAGTTAGACCGCCTACGAGGGCTAAAACCTTACAACATGTCTGAAGAAGATTGGTTGAAAAGAGTAGCCAAAGAGAAACAAAAAATTTCACAAAGAGAGGCAAGATAATGGCAGATAAAGATATAGATACAGCTAGACACACTCGTGATTCCGAGACGCACGATAAAGAAGCTCGCAGAACACCATGGAGACCAGTTAAGAAGCTGGAGACACCCGAACCACCTGAAGGTTATGTTTACCGATGGATTAGGGAGTCTTTCTTAGGTCAAGAAGATGCAAATAACGTAAGTTATAGACTTCGAGAAGGTTGGGAGCTTGTACAAGGTTCTGAACTTCCCGATGGTTGGCAACTTCCTACTATAGAAAAAGGCAGATTGGCTGGTGTTGTACATAACGAGGGACTTATTTTAGCAAAAATGCCCATAGAGACTGTTCAAGAGCGTAGAGAGTATTATGAGGAATCAACTCGTAAGGCTAACGAAGCGTTAGACAACACAATGTTTAACGACAGCGCAAAAGACAATCGATATGTTAAGTATGATTCTAAAAGGGAAACTCAGGTTACTTTTGGAAAAAAGTAATTTAACTTAACAGGAAAATAAAAATGGCTAATAAAGATTCAGCATTTGGCTTAAAACCTGTTCGTATGATGAGTGGAGCACCTTACTCTGGAGGACAATCCAGATATAGAATAGCTAGTGGAGCAACTACACCTATATACCAAGGCGACTTAGTTACACAACTAACAGCTGGCGTATTAGGCAGACATGCTGCTACTGGAACTGTTCCTATCGTGGGTGTGTTTAACGGCGTAAGCTATACAAACTCTGAAGGCGAACAAGTTTTTAAAAACTATTATCCGGGCAGTATTACTGCTTCTGATATTATCGCAAATGTAATAGATGATCCTAACGTGGTTTTTGAAGTACAAGCAGACGACACTTTTCCAGTCGCCGATCTGTTTGGAAACTTTGACATCGTTGATGGTTCACCTGTTGGCGATACAAGCTCTGGACAATCTAATACTGAGCTAGATGTAACTACTGGTGCTACAACCGCTACGTTACCGCTCAAAGCGTTAGATATATCACAGGACCCTAATAACTCGGACGTAGCAACCGCCAACACCAATGTCATGTGTGTGATACAAAATCATATCATGGGACAAAAAGGTGCTGGACTAGCATAAGGTAGGTAAAACATGGCAATTTCAAGAGCACAATTAGCTGCCGAATTAGAACCGGGATTAAACAGTTTATTTGGAATGGAGTACGATCAGTACGACCAAGAATATACTGAAATCTTCTCAATCGAAGACTCATCAAAAGCCTTTGAAGAAGAAGTATTAATCGTTGGATTTGGTTCTGCACCAACTAAGTCTGAAGGTCAAGGTGTTGTTTTTGACAACGCTACTGAAAGTTACACTGCAAGATACACGCATGACACGATTGCGTTGGCTTTTGCACTAACTGAAGAAGCAGTTGAAGATAACCTTTATGACTCTTTAGGAAAGAGATATACAAAAGCACTAGCACGTTCTATGGCTAACACCAAAGAAGTGAAAGGAGCTAATGTACTTAATAACGCTTTCTCTACCAGTTTCACTGGTGGCGATGGAAAACCTTTAATCGCAACAGATCACCCACTTTCTGGTGGTGGTTCAGCTGCGAATAGAGCTACTTCTATGGCTGACCTTAATGAAACTTCATTAGAGGATGCGCTTATTGACATATCTACATTTACAGACGATAGAGGTCTGACAATATCCGTTAACGCATCGAAACTTGTGGTTCCACCACAACTTACTTTCGTTGCTGACAGAATATTGAACAGCACTCAGCGTTCAGGAACGGCAGATAACGACATTAACGCTATCAAAAACACAGGGGTGTTACCCGGTGGCTATACTGTCAATCATTATCTGACTGATCCAGACGCTTTCTTCTTACTGACATCTGTTACGGATCAAGGTGAGGGGCTGAAAATGTTTCAAAGAACAGGTATGGAAACAAACATGGAACCTGATTTCTCTACTGGTAACATACGTTA